AACCAGCGTCTTCATCAAAGAGTGTGATGGAGTTATCTGTTGTGTAGCGTAAGCTAAACATGCCCTGAATAGTTCCAGCACCACCACCATGTCTGTATTGATGTAAGTTTGCGTTATAGAAATAACCACCTGCTGAATCGGTTGCGTTTACATTAGCGTTCCAATCTGAAACATTCTGAGCAGTATCAAATACAATAGCTTCATTAGTCTGATAAATGAATGTACCGTCTAACTGTTCTTCAGCTGTAGCAACGCCTGTAGAAGCCGCACTATAACCTGTACCGAAGAAATCACCTGTACCTGCTTCATCTAACATAAACATAATCTTCTCACCGGGGAGAATAGAGATGTCAGACTTAAGAACCGTATGGTCTTCAATGCCGTTTACTAATCCTGCTTCAGAACCATCAAAGTCGTGAACAATAGACCATCCGCTGTCCTTAATGATAGCATTAGGGAATACGGAGTTATTGAAACCACCAAACTGTAAGTTGAAAGAAGTAACAGATAAAGCGATAGTTGTTTTAGCTACAACAACTTCAGTACTACCAGACATGTCGATAAGTGTTAAATGGCCATCATCACCAAATCTAAGAGACATAGGTGCGCTGTTAGCAACTGTATAGCCTCCAGTGTGATAGGTTGAAACATCTACGTTAGTAGAGTCTGTGAACTTACCAGAGCCGTTAGCAAAGCTAAACACTGTGTTCCAGTTAAGCGCATCAGTTTGAGGTGAAGAGCCAGTGTAAGAGGTAGCTACTTCAGCGCCATCCCAGACACCTAAACGAAGCTGGTTACCAGTGTTCATGTTAAACTGGAACTCAGACCCTCGTAGTAAGGCGCGACCAAAGTAGTACGGCCCTTGAAGGTTTATCGCAGTTCCACCTACTACAGTAGTATCCATAGTGTTTGCAACAACGGGTTGGTTAGCATTAGTTCCGTAAGAGATGTACCATTCGTCATTGACAGCACTCATTGTAGAGCCGTTAATCATGTTAGCCGCATCAATGGTTACTGTTGAAGCATCACCCATTGTTAATACTAAGTTAGTACCTACAACAGCACCGCTAACTACTTGTGTGCTTGAACCTGTAGCCAAAGAGGTAACGTCTACGGTAATGATAGAACCAGAGTTAGTAGTGAGGCTCATTGTATTACCAGCAACAGAACCACTTACAATTGTAGTATCGTTATCAACAGCCAAACCAGCCGCATCGATGAACACTGAGGTCGCATCATCCATAGTTAAGGTAATGATGTTGCCGCTTAAAGCACCACTTGTTACAAACTTGTTAGTATCTACACCTAATGTAGTTACGTCAGCGGTATAAGAAGTAGCATCTGATAACGTTAGAGTTAAGTCATTTCCACTTAAAGTAAAGCCAGTTACAGGATTACCCTGTGAAGCAAAGCTAAGAGTGTTAGTGAACAAGTTATTTAGCTCAGTTACAGCACTGTTCAATACAGAGTTTACAAAAGAGCCATTAATGCTTACAGCGGAGACTGGCAGGGATTCAATAAGAATCTTAGCGCCATCTTTAACCATAATCTTAATCTCAGTACCATTAGCAATAGCTTGTATTGTGTTAATGTTGTGGGGTATAAGCATCTGTGAACCAGCCGCTAGGGACAAGTCCTTAAGCAAGATAGAAGTGCCTGTAGAGTCAACACTAAAGTCCATTGCTTTATACTTGAGGTAAGGAGAGATTAACTCTAAATCCTTATCTTCAAATAAACGGTTGTGAACAGTAGCTTGGTAACGTAGCAATCCTGTGTTAGGGTCTACAGTGTCCCCTTGACGAACTTGGAATACGCCTAAGTCAGTATCAGTAGCGTTGTCTACTTTAACAATAGTAGCTTGTAAGGTAGTACCAGCACGAACATCAACAGGGTGATCGAAGAACCACTCAATCACGTCGCCGGGATAAATATTAGCACCAGCAGAAGAGCGTGCCGCCGAACGGGGCAACTCTTGCATATATACCTGTCTACCGTTAATAACGATACGGTACTCTAGCCTTACTTCTGGACTAACCGCTTCAGCCGCAGTAGTAGTAATACCAAGACCAGAGATGTTAATACCAAAGTAGTTAGGCCCATCGTACCCTACAGCAGTAAGAGGGTTAGGAGCGCCACCGAGAGGCAAAGAGAACATGTCAGTATAGACACGACCACTTGGAGGGATAAACCCTGTGCTGTCTCTGTTAGCTGTGATAGACTGGTCTTTTAGACCGCCCCACATAGGGAAGAAGTTAATGTCACTCGATAGGTTAGTGAAGTAAATGTTCTCTGAACCAGAAGACATCTTGTGCTGTTCACCAAGGTACAAGGAGTTAAGAGTTGTTTCGATAGCTTTAGTAGAAACAAGTCTACGGGTGATGCCATCGTATTCCCAGTGAGAAAGGAACTCTGATTGTTCTGCTGTTAAGCCTAGTCCGGTACCAGTAATCTCTGTTTGATTCTGGTTAGGTACCATTCCGGGCGAGTTATAAGTAGTAGTCATTTATGCTCCCCTTAAATTGATATGGCACAAATGACAGCCGCGCCGCTTGTGTTAGTTACGTTTACTCTGAACTCAGCCGCAGTTGTAACTTCTTGAAGAATGTTAGCGCCAGTAGTAGTTAGGATATCTACGAAGTCCATAGAGGCATCAATGCGTCCCTGAAGAACAACAGTGTCTCCAGAGTTTATTTTAGCTTGGAAAACGCAAGTGCGGTTATCTACGCTGTCCCGGTCTATTGGTGAACTAACGTATGACGCAGTGTTAGTCGGTGTTTCAAATACTTTGAATTTATTAGACATTGCTGTCTCCTGTAAAATTAGTGTTTGTTAAAGTAAAACGGTGCCATTAGACACCGCATACTTAGTTTAGGTTACTTAAGTTACTACGTTTAATCATCTGTTAAATTAGCTAAGTTTCCAAGTTTTACTCGCATTACTCCATTGTTAAATACTTTAAGACAATCACTATAAAGCTTTAAGGTAGAGGTGGTTCCTCCTATATTAGTGTCTCCTATTTCTAAACGGTCGGCTGTTATAGTGCCTGTATCAATAGTTCCCCCGTCTATAGTAGTGATACTTCCTCCATTTTCTTCGAATGCACCTGTACCTGAGTTAAACGTGACTACTCCAGAAAAGCTGGTATGCTCAACGACACTACTAAAGTTAACAGTTATAGAGCTACTGCCTGCGGTAGTTTCTGTACCGTAATACCTAGCCGACCAAAAAGTGTTAGCAGAAGAAGCATCCTGCGTTCTAGGTTCGTTTGTCCATTTGTCTACTGCGTTTAAAGTACCAGTAGCTCCAACAAAAGTACTACTTCCAAAAAGCTTACCTGCTGCAATATTGTAAGTACTTGTCCCTGATAAAGAGGGGGCTATTGAAGGCGATACAGATTTTTCAAAGTATACGTACCCATGAACTGTCCTTAAACCATCTGGTCCTGTACCTCCGGGTCCTCCTCCTCTGGCTTTGGATAGAGTTTGTACTATGCTAAAAGGGGTGAACGCCGTCCCATCTAACTTTTTACCTACCATGTTAAAAGTAATAGTGCCTGTATCAGTAGTCATAGCAGTAGCGTCTGCTAACCTAAGAAAGTAGTTAGCCGAAGACCCCACTTGGGTACCACTGCCTCTAGTTATACCAGAGCTAGCTACAACGCTTCCGTTTCCTCCCGCGCCTACTGCAAATGTTCCAGCGGTAGTTCCTGAGTTAGCATATCTTATGGGAGTAGTGCCTTCAAATAATTGTAAGTCAGTACCACTTCCAAGGAACCCTCCGCTAACAACATTTCCTGAACTGTCCGCTGATAACGTGTGGTTTTGATTGCTTAATATGGCAACTATGTTACCTTCTCCGTCTTGTCTTTGGGCATAAACTTTAGGTGTATTCCAACTAGGGGTTACAGAAGTATCTGTAGGTCCTCCAGTCACCAAGGCTAATGATACATACACTTTGTCTCCATCTGCCAGTAAGTCTAAAGGTATAGTAGACCAGCCAGTAGGAGGTGTTAATACTCCACTAACAAAGTTATACGAACCATTATTAGAGAAAGTAGTAGCATTTCTCCTAAACACATACAGTTCTGCTACAGCAGTCCCTTCTACTTGATAAGGAGTTCCCCAAGACCAAGTAGTGCTTCCACTGTCTAAGTTGCCATTCACTGCCCATAAAAGCGCGGTGCCTGTCGGAGCATCATCAGACCACGTAACACCTGAGCCTGTAGGTAGGACCCCCGTGCCTGTTGCTTGTGGGGTGCTATTACTACGAGTAAAGGCTACATTTACACTACCTCCCGCATCTCCATTTTCGCCTCTTGCCGCTATCAAAGTTATTACTACTTGAGTAGTGGTATCTGTGAAAAGAATTGTAGTCTTATTCCACATATAAGGTAAGAGATCGGTAATAGCGCCTGCTAAAGCAAATGTACTAGACCAAGAGCCAGTAGGGGCTGAAGTAGCACTAGTCCCTAATTGGTATTCTTCCGTTATAGTATCTATACCTTTACCGTCTTCAACATACTGAGTAACTAAACTTACTGGGCTATCTGTAGAGGTGAGATCTGACTTAGAGTTCCTATTAAAGTTCCACAAGTATTGATTAGAAGAAGTAGGGGTTTGAGGAGTTGTTAACCACCCTGAAGAGCTAGAAAGGGGGGCAGTATTACTATTAGTAAGCTTATAGTACTCTACTGTCCCTGTATAGCTTACTCCATCTTCGCCTCTTGCCGCTATCAAAGTTATTATTACTTGATTAGAGCTACCATCTGTAAAACTAGTAGTAGTTCTATTCCACATATAAGGTAAGAGATCGGTAATAGCGCCTGCACCAGTAAATGTACTAGACCAAGTGCCAGTAGGCGCTGAGGTAGGACTAGTCCCTAGTTGGTATTCTTCCGTTATAGTGTTTATACCTTTACCATCTTCAACATACTGAGTAATTAAACTTACTGGACTATTTGTAAAAGTACCATCTGACTTAGTGTTCCTATTAAAGTTCCACAAGTATTGATTAGTAGAAGTAGGGGTTTGAGGTGTTGTTGACCACCCTGTAAACCCAGTAGGTGCTGTACTACTATTAGTAAGCTGATAGTACTCTGTTGTCCCTGTATAACTTACTCCATCTGTGCCCCTTGCCGCTATTAAAGTTGTTATTACTTGAGTAGTGGTATCTGTGAAAAGGATTGTAGTCTTATTCCACATATAAGGTAAAGCAGGGGTAACAGACCCTGCACCAGCAAAGGTACTAGACCAAGTGCCAGTAGGTGCTGAAGTAGCACTAGCGCTTAATTGGTATTCTTCTGTTATAGTGTCTATACCTTTACCATCGTCACCATTTTCAACATACTGAGTAATTAAGCTTACTGGACTATTTGTAGAAGTGCCATTTGACTTAGAGTTCTCATTATAGTTCCACAAGTATTGATTAGTAGAAGTAGGGGTTTGGGGGGTTGTTGACCACCCGGAAGGCCCAGTAGTAGGGGCAGTATTACTATTAGTGAGCTTATAGTACTCTGTTGTCCCTGTGTAACTTACGCCATCTGTGCCCCTTGCCGCTATCAAAGATATTATTACTTGATTAGAGCTACCATCTGTAAAACTAGTGGTAGTTTTATTCCACATATAAGGTGACGCAGAGGTAACAGCTCCTGCACCAGCAAAGGTGCTAGACCAAGTGCCAGTAGGCGCTGAAGTAGCACTAGCGCTTAATTGGTATTCTTCTGTTATAGTGTTTATACCTCTACCATCTTCAACATACTGAGTAATTAAACTTACTGGACTATTTGTAGAAGTGCCATCTGACTTAGAGTTCTCATTATAGTTCCACAAGTATTGATTAGAAGAAGTAGGAGTTTGAGGAGTCGTTAACCACCCTGAAGCACTAGAAAGAGGTGCAGTACTACTATTAGTAAGCTTATAGTACTCTGTTGTACCTGTATAACTTACTCCGTTTTCACCTACAAACTTAACATAAACTAAGGCGTTTCCGTCCTCGTCAACTGAGGGTACTACAGTTGGCTCTTCAGTAGTCCACTTATAAAAGTTTACAAAAGTTTGAGCACCTAAAGTAAAGCTAGCATTAGTACCACTAGCATCATCAGCGTATATTGGTATCACACTTTCTTTAAGACTAATAGTTTGTACGTTTACAGGACCAACTACAACAGAAGGTGCTGACCGATTACCATTAGTAGTAATAGCTCTTACACGGTAGTACTGGTTGTTACCGGGATTGCCGGGTACATGATACAAAGTTTCATTATAGGTTTCACCGATGGTCACCCATTTGTTATCATCTGTAGCCGCGTCTTCTCTAGCCTCAACAGAAAACTTGTTTACATTATCACCGAACACATCGGAATTCCATCTAAGGAATACTCTTTGTTTTACTTCATCAATAAAGTAACCAGTAACGCTATCAGTAGCTAGGCTTGCTTCCGCTATAGCAGAGTTTGCAATAGTAGGAGGAAAAGTTTTAAAGCTAGTTATTTCTGGATAAGGGCTTGTAACTTCATCTTCAGTGTTCCAAGCTAAATCAGTAGCGTTAGTTCTTACTGCTTCAATCTTAACAGTCATGTTTTCAGTTAATTCAACACCAGTTACTAATGCGGTGTCATTACTTGAAGTAAGGGCATTAAGGGTAGAGTTAAACTTAATGTAATCACCGGGTTCTAAATTATACGCTTCAGCAAAACATTCAAACTCATAGATTACTGCTCTACGAGATTCACGGACAAATTGTTCTGCCCTTGCGCTTGCGTGATACGGGTCTGTAATTGCCCCGATAGACAAGCTAGCATTAAGGACTACTCCGTGGTCTTGTGTTAAGTAAGTATTGTGAACAGCGGAAGAAGTAGGAGGCCATGTAGCAGTGGCACTAGCAAAGTCTTCTTGCTCATTAGCATACCTTACTGTACATTGGTTTAATCTCTCTGTAGACTTTGGGTATGTTATCTTAATCATTTCATCGCGGAGAATATCATCCGTTACAATGAGAGTGTTTTCTGCTTTAGTAACAAGCTCTGTCTGTGTAGTTGGATACTCAAGCTGTAGTTTGTATTTACCTTCAGACCATACCAAGTCCGCATTACCCATAGCAAGTAGAATTTCATCTACGTTATCTCTTAGGGGTGCCGCTGGGTCTAATGTGACGTTACACTCATAA